CTGCGTATCCGACTACGTGCTGCCCGGTATGGGAAGTGCGTGGGTCCGGTACGACCCTAAGTTCACGCCGCAGTACGATAACGACAACAAGCCGAAGGTGGACAAGGACGGCAACCCCGAGGAGTATCTAACTTTCGAGGGCTTGGCGCTAGACTACGTTCACTTTAAAGATATTCTGTTTGGCTCCGGTCGTTACTGGCATGAGATACCGTGGGTCGCACGGCGGGTCTTCTTTACCAAGCGAGAAGCCAAGAAGCGATTTAAAGCTGAGAAGGCTGAGAAGCTTTCGTACTCATACAACGCTCAGGACAGGAAGGACAAGAAGGACGACAGCCCGAAGCGGCAGGCTGTTATATACGAGATTTGGGATAAGGAGAACATGGAAGTTGTCTGGTTCTCGGAGGATTACCCCGACGATGTACTAGACACCCGCGCTGATCCTTTAAAGCTTACAGAGTTCTTTCCATGCCCCCGACCGCTCCGGGCGGTATGGAATACCCGCACCTTCGTCCCTCGGGCTTTGTATTCTCAATACAAGGCTCAGGCGGCTGAACTGGATCGCTTGACCGAACGTATCCGGTACTTGACAGAAGCTTTGAAAGTACGCGGCCTGTATGACGGGTCGCAGGAAAACTTAGCTAATGTTCTTGAAGGTGCGGGTAACAAAATGATCCCAGTACAAGACTGGGCGTCCTTGATGGGTCAAGGCGGTATCACTGGTTCGGTACAGTGGGTGCCTTTAAAGGACGTAGTACAATGCCTCACCGAACTGTTCAAGCAACGAGAGATATGCAAGAATGAGATATACGAGATTACCGGGTTTTCGGACATTGTACGCGGTGTCAGCAAGGCGTCTGAGACGTTAGGCGCACAGCAGATAAAGAACGATTGGGCTACAGGTCGTTTAAAGGACATGCAGCGTGAGGTCCAGAGGTTCATACGCGACATTATCCGGCTATTCATCGAGATTGCGGCGGAACATTTTAGCGAGAAATCGCTACTTCTGTATAGCGGACTGGAGATACCGGAGCCTACGCCACAAGAACTACAGGCGAAAGCCCAGTATCCGCAGATGGCCGCTCAGGCCCAACAGGCGGGCCAGCCAGCACCGCCGCCCCCGCCGCCGTCGCAAGGGGAGATAGTGAAGCAGATGTTTACGGCTGTCGTAAAGATGGTTCGTAAAGATAAGCTTCGGTGCGCTGCGGTCGGTATCGAAACCGATAGCACTATCCTACCAGATGAGCAGAAAGAGCGACAGGACCGTATGGCCTTTCTGTCGAGCATGGGTGCCTTCTTGCAGCAGTCGGCACCCTTGGCTTTACAGTATCCCGACATGCGGGGGCTGTTGGGCGGTATTATGATGTTCACCCTCCGCACCTTCAGCGCCAGTAGGCCGCTAGAGAAGGAGTTTGAGGAGTTCCAGAAGAAGCTGGCGAACCAGCCGCCCATGCCGCCACCGGGGCAGGAAGACAAGGCTGGTAAGGCAGAGGCCGCTAAAGCACAGCAGGCCGCCGCGCAGCTTAAATCCGATACAGACAAGACAATCGCGCAGCAGTCCGACGCTACTAAGCGGTACGAGATTGACAAGCGGGCGGAAGCTGATCGCCTTAAAGCTGCACAGGACCACGAATACAGGATGGCGCAGCTTGCGCTTGACAAAGAAAAAGTACAGCTTGAAAAGACCCGGCTTGGCCTACAGACGATGGACGAGGAGCGTATACAGGAGAATGAACGCGCCGATAAGGCAGCGGAAATGGCCGATGCGCTTCGGGATAAACTACAGACAGCCGCACAGACCGAACTGGATCAGGTGAATACCGAGGACGATCGGGCATTGACGGAGACTTTAGAGCAGCGTAAGCTGGACATTCAAGAGGCAGGCCAAGAGCAGCAGGCCGAGGCAGCGGCAGCGGCCCCTACAGAGGGGACTGAGTGATGGGTAGCATTACTAAGGCTCTCGGTATAGGTACTTATACTACGAAGGATGGTAAGGTTATATCGTATGATGACCTGCCGGACGACGTAAAGGTAGAAGTAGATCGTCGTGGGTCACATGCTACTTTAAATCGCATGGGGTCTATGGCGGGCGGTTCGGACCCGAAGCTACAGAAGGCAGTAAACGAACTGTACGACCCTGCTACTCGGGACGAGGCCATGCGAGAGCGTCGGATGGCGAATGAACTACAGCGGCGATTGAGTAAGAGGGATAAATGATCGACTTGTACGAGTTTGATAGCGACTACATAGGGCGTAAGTCTTATGTATCTGTGCGCGGTCACTCCAAGTCAATCCCCAAGTACAAGACGTATAAAGGCGTTGATGGGTACAATCACTTGTTGCCGGAGTTTGGTGGTTCATGGGACGGTATGGGAGCGCAAAGTGCGTATATCATGCCTGACAAGCAACCGTACATGTCGCCACTCGACGGCAGCTATATCACCAGCCGCTCTACGCACAGAGAGCATATGCGGAAACATGGTGTTGTTGAAGCTGGTGATATACCTTTGGGCGGTATGCACCGCCAAGACCGCGATGTACAGCCGCCTATCAGTGGCCGCGATATTGCGGACGCTATACAGCAACTCGGAGGCCATTAAAGCATGGACGGCGTAGACAACATCAATATCACAACCGACCTACACGCGCAGGGTGATACCATCCCCTACGATCAGGGTGCGGTTGACGTTAACCGTGGTGTTGTACAGCAGCCGACCGCACTCCCCGAGGAAGGTACAGAACAGCCTGCCCCGTCACTTCGGGACACTCTCACTGATGCCTTTAAAGGAGGCAAACCTCCCGAAGCAGGCGGGGAGCCAGCGGCCCCCGATACCGGCCAAGTCCCTCCTCCCGGGGCACCCGATTTGGTACAGGTCGGGGACCGTTGGCACCGCAAGGACGGTTCCTTCGCTAGTAAGCAAGAGATAGAAGCCTTTAATGCTGTCCAAGCTGGACAGCCCGCTCCGCCTGTACTGCCGCCGTGGACGAACGGCATGACAGACGTAGAGCGCCAACAGTTCACAGCCCTCCCGGCGGAAACTCGGCAATGGGTCGAGCGTACTATGGAAGGCGTGATGCAGCGTAGCGCGCAGCTAAACGAGTATGGCACAATCGAGCAGGTGATTGGCCCGCGCCGTGAGGCATGGGCACAAAACGGTATGCCGCCAGCGGTGGCTATACAACAACTGTTCGCACTGTCAGACTTTGCAGGGCGTGATCCGGCTGAGTTTGTAATGTGGTTTTCGGACCAGCACAGGCTTGACCTTGATGCGCTACTGGATGCGCGAGACGCTGCACAGCAGGGTGCGCCACAATCGGACCCTGCGTTCATTGGTTTGCAACAGGAGATAGCACAGCTACGCAACACCATTAACGGCTTCACGACGAATACTTCGATGCAGCAGCAGACTGCGAACATACGTCTGGTACAGCAATTCACCGATGAGAAAGACGCACAAGGTAACTTGGTGCATCCGTATTTCGGTCAGGTAGCAGACGCAGTAGCGCAGCATGTTACATTTATCCGTCAACAGCAACCGCACCTACCGGAACGTGATGTTCTGCAAGCGGCCTACGAGTTTGCTGTATACAATAACCCGGAACTCCGGGGTAGGATGCAGCAGGAACAGGCAGAAGCTTTAAAGAACTCCGCCGCAGCGGAAGCCGCACGGGCGAGGAATGCCGCCGTCTCTATTAATGGTGGTCCGGCAGCGGACGCGACTAGCATACCTAACAACGCGAACCGAACCCTCCGCGATGAGTTAGTCCACGCTTTTAACCAAAGCGTCCAGTAGGAAACAGGAAGGTTTGAGTTATGGCTAGTCCCAATCTGAGCGAGATTGTCACTACTACGCTCGAAAACCGCAGCAAGAAGCTTGCGGACAACGTGACGAAGAACAACGCGCTACTGGCGCGTTTGGAGAAGAAGGGTAACGTCAAGACTGCCGACGGCGGTAGCGTTATCCTACAGGAACTCGAATACGGGGAGAACGGCACGTTCACTTGGTATTCGGGTTACGATACGCTGAACATCGCGCCGAGCGATGTTATCAGCGCCGCGTCGTTCGACTGGAAGCAGGCGGCGGTCGCAGTAACGATGAGCGGATTGGAGGAACTACAGAACTCCGGCCAAGAGAAGCTTATCGACCTACTCGAAGCGCGGATCAAGAACGCCGAAAAGACCATGAAGAACAAGATGGCTCAGGCCGTGTATGGCGATGGTTCCGTCGCCGCCGGCAAGAGCATCGGGGGGTTGCAGCTACTCGTCTCTGACGCGGCGACTGCGAACCCCGGTAACATCAATGCGACGACATGGGCTTTCTGGCAGAACCAGCGTTATGACGCTACGACCGATGGAACGGCGGCGGCGACTACCGCGAACATGCTCCACTACATGAACCTCATGTGGCTGAAGCTGGTACGCGGCACCGACAAGCCCGACCTGATCGTGGCCGACAACGCGTACTACAGCCTGTACTGGGAGGCGCTGCTACCGAACCAGCGTTTCACTTCGCCGGAAATGGCGCAGGCTGGCTTCGAGAGCCTACGGTACATGGGCGCCGACGTTGTGTTCGACGGCGGTATCGGCGGGTACTGCCCGGCGAACCATATGTACTTCCTCAACACCGACTACATCTACTTGCGGCCCCACAAGGACCGCCAGTACGTGCCTCTCAACCCTGACCGCTATACGAACAATCAGGACGCGTTCGTGAAGCTGATCGGATGGGCGGGGAATATGACGACTTCTGGTCGCATGTTCCAAGGTGTCCTCAAGGACTAGTACCGCAAGGTGCTAGGTGGCGGGTATGGGGTTTGGTGTTGGCTTCCTTACCCGTACCCGCCACACAATTTAAAGGAGTTTAAGCATGGACAGTATGGGTCTGACTGAAGGCATGATGAGGGGACCGGACGGGCAAATACTCCGGTTTTACTACGAGCCTGCCAAGAATGAGGGGGCTTCGGTACATGCTGGACGGCCCATTTTTGATACTGTCCTGTACGTGGACATTATCACTCCCGGCCAGTCGCACAGTACGCCGTCTTTTGAGATAGAGCGCGTGTGGGCCGAGCAGTCCAAGGCGGTACTGAAAACCGAGGATGCTTCCAAGAAGTATCCCAAGTATCAGGAATATGCCGAACAGGTGGACAAGTTCAAGCGCGGCGAGAACGTCGGCGACTTGGGCGGGACGCCTTTAAAGCATTGGCCGCGTATTGATCGCGGCCTTGCGGCTACTTTGGCGGCGGCGAACATTCATACGGTCGAGGCGCTGGCAGGGGTGTCGGACGGCAACCTACAGCATATTGGCATGGGTGCGCGGGAACTACGCGACAATGCCAAGGCGTTTCTGGAGCAGGCGGCGGGAACTGCTCCGGTATCACAGCTTACCGAGCAAGTGAATACCCTCCAGTCGGAGAACCAGCGCCTACAGGCTGAACTGGCAACCATGAATAGGCAGATTACCGAACTGAACGCACAAATGGCGGTCATGTCCGGTAAACCGCCTGAGCCGGAACGGAAGCTGGCGGATATAACTCTTAGCTAGGAAGCGAGTATGTCGCTACTCAGCATCATCAAGACTGTGATGGATAGCAATGGCTGGCCGATGCCAGTAGCCAGCGTTGCTTCCTCGCAGGATCAGAACATGCGGCAAAGCTTCGCACTGGCTAATCTTGCTTTAAAGGCAACGTCTTTTCGACATAACTGGCCCGCGCTCATTCGGGAGCATTCGTTTATGACTGTACCGGGACAGGGCGAGTATGCTCTGCCCGAGGATTTTCACCACATGGTAGTACCGAGCGCGGTTAACGCAGATCAGTATTACTCATTAAAGGGTGCGCTTACTCCTATCCAGTGGTATCGGTACTCGCTGAACGGCGGTATAAACTGGAGCGAGGGCTTCCGCATTGACGCGGTAGCGGGGAAGCTGATTATCGCTCCGACACCCGGTACGCCGCAGCAGTTGGTGTTCATGTATATCACCAAGAACATCGCCAAGAGCAGCGAAGATGTGCCGCAGGACGCCTACTACACTGATACGGACGTTTCGCTGATCGACGAGGATTTAATCCAGCTTGCTTTAACGTGGCGCTGGCGCCAGAAGAAGGGCCTCGATTATACTGCCGAAATGGCAGAGTTCTCGGGCACGATGAAGCAGCGGATCGCACAGTATCTCGGTACTGGTGAACTGCCAATCGGTGCGCCACACGGGCAGTATCCGCCCCTTACGCAAGGTCGTATACCCGATGTAATCGGAGTATAACATGCTCTACGAGGGCATCAACGTCAATACTGCCCAAAGGTCCG